TCTTCAAGGGGAACTAACATGGCGTTAAATTTAGTATCACCAGGCGTTAGAGTCAAGGAAATTGATTTAACTATCGGCAGAATTGACGATATTAATGATCAGGTTGGTGCGATTGCAGGTCCTTTTGAAAAGGGTCCAGTAAATGTACCGATTCTGGTAGAAACTGAATCTGAATTGCTTGATACGTTTGGATCACCAAAGTCCGAAGATGCTCAGTATGAGTATTGGATGACTGCATCCGCATTTCTATCATACGGTGGAGTGCTTAGAGTAATTAGAACTAGTGGTGACAAACTTGCAAATGCTAACGCACCAGTCGGAGCTGCTGTTACTAACTTATCAGTAGAGTCTTCTGAAGATTACTTCAATAATCATACGACAGATACAGAATGGCATTACGCTGCTCGTAACCCTGGCTCTTGGGCAAACAATCTTAAAGTTTGTGTCATTGACGCAAAGGCAGACCAAAGACTTGCAATAGGTACTGACGGACTTGCAGTTGGATATGCTGTTACTGCTGGTTTCTCAACTAGTGTTGCTTTAACAGATGGTACTGTTGGGGTTCAAACTGGATATCTTAAGGGACAAATTACACAGATCAATCACGGATCTTTTGACGTTAAGGTCATTAGTAAGTTTGATTCTTCAACTGGTATTTGGTCAGAAGCTGATTATGAAGAAGGTTCATCCACAACTGCTTTCCAAGGATATGAGCAGGGAATATTCGATTGGCAGGAAGCTAATCAAACTCCTAACATCAACTACCCTAACAGAATAAGAATTTTCAATAACTCTGGTCTTGAACAGAGAGTTGAAAGAACTAGGTTCCAAGCAACAGTTGGAATTGGTTCTACAATGATTACTTTTGGTACTGATTTAGATACCTTTAAGGCACATATCGGAGACCAAATTAAGTCACTAAACAATACTTACAATGGTAATATTGTAGGTTATACAACTGGTGTTGGTGACACAAAGGTTATAATGGATACTGCGGCTACAGTCGCATTTGCTAACACAGACTTCATTGTTAGTTCTGGTGTTGGTAGTGGTATTAACTTACGTGTGGGTAACACCGCTCATGATTGGTATCAACAACAAAAACTTGGACTTTCTAATAGTAATCTCTATTGGAAGAACCTTGCTGCTGCACCTGGCACATCTGCATATGCTAAGGATAGAAATTCAAGATTCGATGAAATTCATGTTGCAGTTGTAGATGATACTGGTTCAGTAACAGGAACTGCTGGTAACGTTGTAGAGAAATGGACTGGATTGTCTAAGGCTTCTGATGCTAAGATCTCTCCAAGTACTGCTACCTTCTATAAGGATTATCTTGCAAACTTCTCTGAGTACATATATGGTGGAGCAGTAGAAGTTGGAGTTGGACTTAAGTATTCTACTTCTAGTGGATATACTGTTGATGCAACTGGTACTTGGGGACAAAAAGCTCAAGGAGTTACATTTAACGGTATAGGTGCTAGGTCTCATACACTTGCGAGTGGTAATGACTATGGTACTGTAGGTTCTTATGACGTAACTCTTGGTGACGTTATTAATTCATACACAACCCTAGAGAATCCTGCTGAATATGATATTAACTATCTCATTCAAGGACCTTCTGGTGGTACTTCAATCTATGAGGCTCAGGCAAAAGCAAATAAACTAATTCAGATTGCATCAGTACGTAAGGATTGTATTGCAACTATCTCACCTTATAGGTCTGGTGTTGTTGGTTTAACTAACTCTGATACACAAACAAACAATATCGTTACTTTCTACGATAGTTTGACTTCTAGTTCTTATGCAGTCTTTGACTCTGGTTACAAATATACATTCGATAGGTTTAATAACACATTCCGTTATATTCCTTTGAATGGTGATACTGCTGGAATCATGGCAAGAACCTCGATTAATTCTTATCCTTGGTTCTCACCTGCTGGTTCTCAGAGAGGAACGGTTAATAATGCAATTAAACTTGCATATAATCCTTCACAGGCACAGAGAGATCTTCTTTATCCTAAGAGAGTTAACCCAGTTATCTTCTCTGCTGGTGCAGGTATGATACTCTTTGGAGATAAGACCGCACTTAAGGAAGCTTCTGCATTTGATAGAATCAACGTTCGTCGTTTATTCTTGACAATAGAATCTACAATTGAAAGAGCTGCAAAAGCACAACTCTTCGAGTTCAATGATATTCTTACAAGAACTAACTTCTTAAATATTGTTGAACCATATCTTCGTGATGTTAAGGCTAAGAGAGGTATTACCGACTTTGTAGTCGTCTGTGACGAGTCTAATAACACACCTGATGTTATTGACGCTAATCAGTTTAAGGCAGACATATTTGTGAAGCCTGCCAGATCGATCAACTTTATCGGTCTAACCTTTGTTGCAACTAGGACTGGCATCAGTTTTGATGAAGTCATAGGTACTGCTTGATATCCACTAAATAACATACGAAGGAGCTAGAACAAAATGTCTCTCAAGAATACACCACAAGTAAAAGATCGCACCATAGACATATTCAGGTCGAAGTTGGTTGGTGGTGCTGCAAGGCCAAATTTATTTGAAGTTAAATTGACATTCCCAGATTTTGTGAAGGGTAATTCATTGGGGGACTTCTCCCGCTTCATGGTTAAAGCTGCTGCACTTCCTGCCTCAAACATCAATGTAATTGATGTTCCTTTTAGAGGAAGGAATCTTAAGATCGCTGGTGACCGTACATTTGATGTCTGGACTGTTACTGTTATTAATGACTCTTCCTTTAATTTGAGAAATGCATTTGAACAGTGGATGAATGGAATCAATAAGCATGATAGTGCAATGGGTTATATCAATCCTACACAATATCAGACTGATGCTGAAGTTTATCAACTAGGAAGAAATACAAACTCAAGTGCTAACCAAGGTTCAGTTAGTGATATTAAGAACGATTTACCAAAAGGTAATGATAAGGTTCCCATCCTTAAGAGATATCAGTTCAATGGAGTATTCCCAACAAATGTAAGTGCAATTGAAGTTTCTTACGATTCTGCTGATAGTATCGAAGAATTCACAGTTGATCTACAGGTTCAGTGGTGGGATGCTTGGAATGGAGATAATGAAAATATCTTCAATACTGAGTCTTCAGAGGCAGAACCTAAAAATGCAGATAATGTTCCAACTTAAGGATTTTCTACTATAATAAATAACTGGGAATGGCCCAGTTATGTGAATTAAATGGCTAAATTATTTGGTTTTAAAATTCAGAAGGATGACGAGGCTGCAAAGTCCGTCATTTCTCCTGTCCCTAAATCCGAGGAAGACTCCTCGGATTATTATGTGTCTAGTGGTTTTTATGGGCAATATGTAGATATCGATGGTGTCTATAAGTCTGAATTTGATTTAATCAAAAGATATAGAGAGATGGCATTACATCCCGAAGTGGATAATGCTATAGAAGATATTATAAACGAAGCGATTGTTTCTGATCAGAATGATTCTCCTGTTCAGATTGACTTGGAGAATACTCCAGGCTCTGATAAGTTAAAGGAATTAATAAGACAAGAATTTAAAACCGTTAAAGAACTCATGAACTTCGATAAGAAGTGTCATGAGATTTTGCGTAATTGGTATGTTGATGGCAGAATCTTTTATCACAAAGTCATTGACATAAAGAAACCACAAGAAGGAATAAAAGAAGTTAGAAATATTGATCCACTTAAGATAAAATTTGTTAGAAAATTAAAAGAAGATAAGACTCTTGCAGGGGCTATACAAAGAGTCAATCAAGATTTACCTAGTAATGTAGAGAATCCTGAGATAGAAGAGTATTATCTTTATGATCCAGGCACCAATCAGAAAGGAACTGGTGGGGTTGGTGGTATTGGCCAACCATTTAAGAGTTCATTAAAACCAGTAAAACTTGCTCCAGACGCAGTATCGTTTGCTCATTCTGGTTTGGTTGATAGAAATAAGAATACTATTCTTTCTTATCTAAACAAGTCTATTAAGGCACTTAATCAACTTAGAATGATTGAGGACTCTCTTGTTATATACAGATTGAGTCGTGCTCCCGAAAGAAGGATATTTTATATCGATGTAGGTAATTTACCTAAGATCAAAGCGGAACAATACCTTAAAGAGGTAATGAACCGTTATAGGAATAAGTTAGTTTATAATGCATCTACTGGTGAAATCAGAGATGACAGAAAGCATATGAGTATGCTTGAAGATTTCTGGTTACCTCGTAGAGAAGGTGGTCGTGGTACAGAGATTACAACACTCCCAGGCGGACAAAACCTAGGAGAACTATCTGATATTGAATACTTCCAGAAGAAACTTTACCGTTCATTGGGAGTTCCAGAATCACGTATCGCTGGTTCAGGTGAAGGATTTAATCTTGGAAGGTCTTCAGAAATCCTAAGAGACGAAATTAAATTTACTAAGTTCGTTGGTAGGATGAGGAAGAGATTTGCAACTGTCTTCCTTGATATGCTGAAGACTCAGTTAATACTGAAGAACATAGTTACTCCAGAAGACTGGGAAATTCTTGCAGATCATATTCAATTTGACTTTGTATATGATAATCATTTTGCAGAACTAAAAGAGACTGAACTTCTCAACGAAAGACTCGGTGTAGTTGCTGCAGTTGATCCATATGTTGGCAAATACTTCTCTGCTGATTATGTCAGACGTAATATCCTCAAACAAAAAGATGAGGAAATTATCGAAATGGATAAACAGATGGATAAGGAAATTGCTGATGGCATTATCATGGATCCTATGGAAGTAAATCAGTTGCAAATGGGTATCCATCAGGAACAATTACCTGGCGGAATGCTTGATCCTAACGCACAAATGGATCCAAATGCACAACAAGCACCACCTCCACAAATGCCTAAAGGTGGTGAGATATAAATATCTTTAGTCCAATCTTATATTTACTGTTATGAGTGATTCTGATTTAATTGATATGATAGCGAAAAATGAATCTCCCTCGGACATTCATTCAAAGATAAAGGATATTTTGTATGCTAAATCAGCCGATAATATCGATGCTGTTAAGCCCGCAGTAACCTCGTCTTTGTTTGGGGGACCCAATCCTTGGATTGATGGCGAACCTGAAGAAACAACTGCTGATGCAGATTCTGACAATTCGGAAATTGAAGCTAGTCAAGAAGAACCAACTCCAGAAGTGGAAGTTGATTCTGAAACCCCTAGTGCTGAATTGGAAACTGAGACTGAGACCGAAGAAGAGAAACCAGAGGCCTAAAAAATGAAACTCATTAGAGAAGAGATCGAAACCGCTAAGGTTCTTGTCGAAGAAAAAGACGGCAAGAAGCATATGTTCATTGAAGGTATTTTCTTACAAGGAAACCTTAAGAACAGGAATGGTCGTTTCTACCCTACGGAAGTTCTTGAAAAAGAAGTTGCTAGGTACAATGAGTCATATGTTGGAAAGGGCAGAGCTCTGGGAGAACTTGGTCATCCAGAAGGTCCAACTGTAAATTTGGACAGAGTATCCCACAAGATTATAGACCTCCACAGGGAAGGAAATAATTTTGTAGGTAAAGCAAAGCTTTTAGAAACTCCAATGGGGGTTATCGCTAAGAATCTTTTAGATGAAGGCGTTAGTCTCGGAGTTTCATCAAGAGGCATGGGTAGTCTAAGAGATACCAACGAAGGATACAAGGTCGTTGGTGAAGACTTCATGCTTGCAACTGCTGCTGATATAGTAGCAGATCCATCCGCTCCAGATGCTTTCGTAAACGGCATCATGGAGGGAGTTGATTGGGTTTGGGAAGCTGGCCTACTTAAAGCTCGTGATTCTCAATTGGTTGTGGTAGAAGAAACCACAGAACCAGTTGCAGTCAAAGAGCCTGAGAAGGTAGTGGAACAGGCAATAGAGAAGGCTCAAACTTCAATAAATAAAATTGTTGATCTTAAAGAGCTTGATGAGAAGAAGCTGGAAATCTTCCAGAACTTCCTATCAAATCTCTAATTTAATAAATAAATACAGATTACGATATCTACTAAAGCCTTAGAGGAGAGTTCAAATGTCTCGTGGAGATTTACAAGAAATGGAAGTAGGCACAAAGCAATCCAAAACTGCTGTAAACGCCAACGCTGGTGCAGGGGATCCAATGCCTTCTACACCATCAGATTACGTTAAAAGTTCTCAAGCAGTGGAAGATCTGGGAGGTCCTACCCCTCAGAACTCTAAGCCTGATGACGAATCAAACAAGCTTAAGACTCCTACGTCGACGATTAAGCAAGTTAAAGATGTAGTTACTAAAAATGGCGGGAAGGCCGACGCTATGCCAACAATTTCAAAAGGAAAAGTTTCTTACGAAGAAACTGAAACAGTCGAAGACGAAAAGGTGGAAGCCATCGCTGAAGACGAAACAGTATCTAAGGAAGACGAGGCAAAAGTTGATCTCAACGCTGCTATAGAAGAAGATGTTAATGCACTTCTTTCTGGCGAAGAACTCTCTGAAGAGTTCAAAGAAAAGGCAAAGGTAATCTTCGAGGCATCTATCAATGCTAAGATTACAGATATCGAAAATCAATTAAACGAGGCGTACGCACAGAAGCTTGAAGAGCAAACTGCTGAAGTAAAAGTAGAACTCACAGAGCGTCTAGATTCATACCTCGAATATGTTTCTGGAGAATGGTTAGAGGAAAATGCACTCGCAGTTGAGCGTGGCATTAAAGCCGAAATGACTGAATCATTCCTAGACGGCATGAAAAAGCTTTTTGAAGAACATTATGTATCCTTACCTGAAGATAAATATGATGTACTTGAGAGCATGGTAGACAAGCTTGATGAAATGGAGACGAAACTCAACGAGCAGATAGAAACGAATGTATTCCTCAATAAGAGATTATCTGAGAGTACTGCTCAAACTGTCTTTAACAATGTTGCAGAAGGACTCGCTACATCCCAAAAGGATAAGTTAGTAAGTCTCTCTGAAGGTGTTGAGTTTGAAAGTGAAGAATCTTATCGTGCAAAACTAGAGACACTTAAGGAGTCTTACTTCGGAAGTAAGTCTGGTTCTGCAAAGGACGGACAGACTCAGGAGTTAAAGGAAGAAGCTGAGCACGTAGAAGCCCCAACAGGATCTATGGCCACTTACCTTGCTGCACTCTCAACTGTTCAACCTAAAAATTGACTTAATAGTTTTTAAACACCTAAAGGGCATTCCTAATGCAACAAAACATCAACTATCAGGCCCTGACTGAAAAGTGGGCCCCTCTACTCGATTACGATGGAGTAGATCCAATCAAAGATTCGCACCGTAGAAATGTAACCGCAGTTCTACTTGAGAACCAAGAGCAAATGCTCCGTGAGAACCAAGAGTTC